TTGAATTACAGTGGTGTTTGCGTCGATCCGAATGATCATAGTAATTGCCCCATGATGAACTCAATGTGATCCAAATCGAGTGATTCGCCGCGCGGCACGGTAACAACGGGTTTAAATCTGTTCCACTGTGGACAAGTGCCCAACCATCCAGACCGTTCAATAGAAGTACAAAAATCAGTTGCCTCGCAACCTGCTGTAAGTTCAGCGGCTAGCCAAGACAGGTTTTTGAACATCTGTATTACTTGCCATTGGTTCTCCTTCCAAATGACGGTGTATTGATCAAAGTAAAGGAGTGGCTCGTGGTATTCGGGTTGATTATTCATATTTATCTCGTTGCTGCAGGGCTGTGTTTTCGTCGTCGGAGTCATTGAACGGCGGGTTGTTACAGAAGTAACAAATGATGTGTGTGTCAATCGGCACCTTACCTTTAAGCACCATGCCGCAGTTCTCACACACAGGGATTTTAGTCTTCACTTGCCGTCCCACTTCATGATTGCGTTGGTTATGAATAAAATTATGACGCCTGTTGTGATTAGAAGCTGTGGTACGTGCGTTGAAGCCCAATGCCAAACATAGTAGGTGAGGAATAACGCGCCGATTAGGAGCAGCACCGAAGCGATGGCTATGGCGAAGTACTCTAGTGCTTTGTTTATCGCGGCAATTGACTTGATGATTGATTTGGTTAGTTCTTTAATGTCGCTGTCTTCAGACGTGCTCATTTGTTATCCCCTGTGTGCACTTGATACGTAGTGTACCACGGCTGCAGCGGTCTGTCAAGGATGGTTTATAGTGTTCCGTGTTGAATGTGTGAAGGATGGGTTGACAGCGCGCTATCGCTGTGGTTAAATACGGTTGGTCAGTAGCGACCAGTAACCCAAATATAAGGAATGAGAGCATGGCGAAGCGATCACGTAAAGCGAAAGTAACCGATGCAGAACGCGCCGAGATCGAAGCAGACCGAATTGCCGCACATAAGCAGGCGGTGGAAGTGCTGGATGCGGAACTACCGCCGATGGGAGTTGAAGTAGTGGTGCTGGAACCAACACCGGAAGGTGTGGCGGAGTTACACAACATAATTGCCGAGGCGGTGGGCGAAAGCCAAACAGAGGAGGAAGAGCCTAAAGAGCCGAATTCGATCGTGAAGGACAAGTTCAAGGTAAAATACGCCGAGAACGCAGCGGCGATAGGGGATAAGCGAAAGCAAGTCAAGCGGTCGAACTGGGACTGGCTTTCGCAGCAGTTGGCCACATTCTGCCTGAGTGAGAAGGGGGCGATCGACATTGGTGCGTTCAAGGACGTGCTGGATGCGAATGGGGTGGATCATTCAAGGTGGACAAATAAGAACAGAGGGTGGGAGGGCAGGTTCAGAATGACTGGGCGCGTGGCGCTGCAGAAGGTAGTAGCGAACTCTGGGGTGCTGAAATGGCCGGGAGGGCTTGAGGATTCGGTCGCACCTGAGGACTTCATAGCCAAATACAAGACCAAAACATAGGATAATGGACGGGGAGGGAGTGTTCTATTTTGTGCACTCCCTTCCCTACGTTCCATAAGTTCCTTTTTTTCCCTAGGGGGAGGGGGTACAGGGATGAGGAGGAGGAGAGTATTGTAGTAGTAGTACACTTTATGTAGTGCAGCGCCATGTGACGGGCAGGAACTTGGGTCACCGTACTGGGCTGGGTGCACACGCTGTTTCACGGCGCTATCTTGCTTTGGCTGCGTCGCGCGAAGCTCTTCACAAGTGGGCAGCCGCCCACCACGTTTCGGCTTTGGCTGTGCGTTGCGAAACGTTTCGCGATGCCTACGAAAAAGGCGGCTTTCGCCGCCCCTTCGCTTTACAGGCAGAACACCGCTATCAGAAATATTCCGGCGGCGCACGCCGCCACGCTGAGAAGGAAGTCAGTCATTTGGGAATCCTCGAAGTGTTTCGATCTCGTGGGTGGGGGCGACTTGCGCCGCCCCCGTGTTTCGCTTAGTTCGTGAACTTCGCCACCCAGTCGGCGGGTGCGACCAACTCGTCGCCATCGGCGGTTCGCAGGTGGCCTTGGGCCGCGACGACCTTCTGCAGCGCGAGCCGCCCGGTCATCCGGAGCCGCCCTTCCCAGCCCTTGGCGCGGTTGGTCCAGCGACTGTGGTCGACGCCATTCGCGTCCAGTACCGTTAGGAAGCGCTCGATGCTGATCTTCGAGTCGACGAGGCACTCGCCTGCGAGTTGCTGGGCGAGCCAGTCCCAGCAGGAGCGCTGGGCGACTTTGCCTTGCCCGGCTTCGGCTGCGCGTTGCGCGTAGAGCTTCTTGTACGCTGTGCGGACGATCGAGCCGCGCTTCGCGTTGTCGGCTTCGACCTCGGGGTCGAGTTCCACGACGTCGGCCAGCGTGGGGTTCTCGTATTCGAGCATCTCGGCTTCCATCGCGTCGACTTCAGCGACGGTTGTGTCGTAGATTTCCACAACTTCGGGCGTGTGGTGGATTTCGACGATCTCGGTGTGCTTGTGCTTGCGTGCCATGTTCGTTGCTCTCTGTACCGGTGGCTCCATCGCCACCGTGAGATCATTATACCACGCCTTGTGTCCTGATGGGTAGTACCCCGGTACGCACAACATGCGACACATTGTCACATCCATTTGTGCGTACGCATGGTAGGGTTGCGTACGACGCATGGCTCGTGGCACGACGCTTGCAAGACCCCCCGACCCCCGACTCGCTGCAGCGAGTCGGGGGCGGGACCCGTTTCGGCGCGCAACGCCCTTTAATCCGCGTACTAGTGCACCTTGAACGTCTCAACTATATACCTGGAATACCCTATATACACTTGACACCGTATGCCGTACGTGTTACCCTGCACCCCAGTATTCAAACGCAGGGGTGGCAAACATGGCTGGCGCATACGATCATTATTTGGGCGAGTTGCAACCCGGCGACACCGGTTGGCTCCCTTTGGATGACAACGGGACTCCCAATGGTCCAGCAACCAAAGAGCCGCCCCCCGGACCCAACGCGAAAGCATGTTCAGTCAAAGCGAGTACACAGGATCAATTGGATGACGGCGCTGATGCGTTGGTTACCGCCACCGGAGCACCCATTTCAGATACTATGAATTCTAACGTCGACAGGCGTGTGGGCGATAGCCCTTCGGCTCCGGATACCCCGCCCTATATTTCGTCATTGATGCCGAGCACTGCAGCCCTCGGAAGCCCTGATTTCGATTTGGTAGTCGCGGGCTCCGATTTCAATGATAGTTCAGTTATTAATTTCGCTGGCCAAGACGAACCCACCACTTTGGTGTCATCCAATTCGGTTAAGACCGGTGTCCGGATGGAATTTTGGCAGGGTCCAGACGACATCCCGGTATACGTGAAAAACGGCGACGCTCAGTCGAATACGGTTATATTCACATTTACATCCACTTCAACCCGGAGGAAGTAGAATGGCCGAAGCCCCGAAACCAGCCCATAATGCCGAGCAAAAGAAGCACGAAGAAGAACAGCGCAAACGCCAAGAGGAACAGAAGCGCCAGGAAGAGCAGCGCAAACACGCTGCGCAGCATAGTTCTGGTGGAAGCCGTGGCGGCGGCACCGTTGGTGGCGCAATGACGACTTACGACTCCAACACTGGTCTGGCTTTGGATGACCGTGGACCCGTCGAAGAGCGCTCCTTCACCCACGACGAAATTCATGGCCTCGCGGGCGACGTTGGCCGGGGCGAACTTGGGCACATCCATTTGGATGAGCACGGCACGCCAAACGGGTCCGCTTTCAAAGAAATCCCGAAGCCGGACGAGGTTTTCGCTGACGTCTACGGGAACCCAGCCGTGGTGTTCGATGATATCGTGACACCATCTGGGGCACCCATCACAAAATATATGAACCCGTCCCCCACTCTTTGGGATGCCGGAATGCTCGCGCGGAACCCGCCCCCGGAAGGTGGACGTCCGGGCGACAAACCCAGAGGACCAGTTGGTGGCGGCGTTGTTAATACGCCCGTTACTGCGTAATACATGGACGAATCGAATGTACCAGACGATTTGGTCGCTCTGCCTACGATGCCATATTCAGAGCGACCAGTCGAACTGCCTTTGGACATAGAGGAATGTAGAACTGCGCTTTGGATGGGGCGCGGCAATATTACCGAAGCGGCAAAAATACTAAAAGTGACATCCATTCGGTTACGCGCTTTTGTTAAAAAGTCGCCTTACCTATCCGCTGAAATGACAGAAGCAGCTGATAGGCTAGTCGATATAGCAGAAGCCAATGTCTACGATGCCCTTACAGACGAATTGGATCCAAGCCGCCGCGACACTATGTCGCGATACGTTCTCTCGAATATTGGGAAAAATCGCGGCTGGGGCACGTCAACTTCGGCAGGACTTACCCTTAAGAACGCGGCGGGTGGAACCATCGTCGTACAGTGGGCCGATGGATCAGCCTTTGGCCAGCCCGACGCAGACGCCAATATTATTGAAGGGGAAGTCATCCCGAATAGGCCCGAAGATGAATCAGCCGCTTGAAGATAGTTACGAATATAAATTGTACTTCGCTCGCGACACCGCGAAGCGGCTAATGACAGCTATAGAACAGCTCCCATCATCCACGGAACGTACTTCCGCACATGCGAGGGCTGAGGATGCTTTGGGTTACATTCAGAAATTAGTTGACGAACAGGAGTAGAATATGAATGAGCCGCGCATCTCGAAATTGGAACGTGTGCGCAATATTGCGCGGCACTTCGCCCATGCTCTTGAGGATTTGGATGACTCCAAATTGGCCGTCATGCGCAAGCACGCAGTGGAATTTGCTGCTCAATTGAATGATATTTGGGCTGCGGAATTCAAGAAAATATACCCCGATTATAAAACAAAAGAAGAAGAATCCGAAGAGCAGTTTAAGAAAGTAGAAGAAGCGCGTCTGAAGCAAGAAGAACGTACTAAACAGTTGCAGAAGGAACAGGCGCAGCATCAACCCGACCCCAACGCGGCGTAGCATATGGAAGCGGCCCAAAAAGAAGCTGCGGCCCCAAGAATAACTATCCCGTATATTCCGCGTGTGCATTTTAAATCACTCCACGAATCCCAAAAGCGTTGGAAGTTCGTTGTCGCGCACCGCCGCGCGGGAAAAACTGTCGCGCTCTGCAATCAGGTGATTCGGAAAGCGTTGGAAAATAAGCGGGCATTCCCGCCGCCGCGTTATGCATATATTGGACCATCTTTCGCGCAGGCAAAAGACCTCGTTTGGGGTTACTACAAATATTACACAGGGGTCCTTCCTAATGTGAAGGTCACTGAAGGCGACTTACAAATTACGCTCCCCAACGGAGCGCTCATTAACTTATATGGAGGTGCCGCAGCTTACGAACGAATGAGGGGACTATATTTCGATGGGATCGTCGCGGACGAATATCCAATGCTTAATCCTAGCATGCTCGGTAGTGTTGTTCGCCCTTGTCTTGCTGATTATTCTGGCTGGGCTGTTATCTCCGGGACTTCTGCGGGGGATGATCATTTTCATGAGCTAAAGAAGCGAGCCGAAAAAGACGGCGAGCATTGGGATATATTCAACATACCAGTAACGGACACCGACGCGCTACTCGTGGATGAAGTCACCGAGATGCGCAAGGACATGACGGCGGACGAGTTCGCCCGTGAAATGATGTGCAGCTTCGACGCGCCGATCGAAGGTAGTTACTACGGCGAAGTGGTCAACGATATATCCATTGCTGGACAGATTACCGGCGTGCCTTATGACCCGAACGCTCTTGTCATGACTTGGTGGGATTTGGGTATCGACGACGAGATGGTTATATGGTTCGCGCAGAAGTGCGGGAGAGAACTTCATGTCATCGACTACCTCGCTAACACCGGCAAAGGTCTTGAATTCTACGTCGGACAAATTAAATCTAAGCCTTACACTTACGGATGCCACGTTCTACCACACGATATTAAGGCGAGAGAGCTTGGTACTGGAGTATCAAGGAAAGAAGTACTTGATGGAATGCTACCCAATACCTTCGTATGTCCCTCTCACACCGTCGAAGACGGAATCAGCGCAGCTAGAGCTGCCATTCGAATGTGCTGGTTCGACAAAGTGCGGACAGAACCAGGCGTAATGGCGCTGCGCAACTATCACAAAGGCCCCACGGGCAAGCCGGTCCACAATTGGGCTTCCCACTCCGCCGACGCATTTCGAATTGGCGCGGTAGCCTTAAATATGATTGCCCCCATGATTGGTGGATCCAATGTGATCGGCATTGGTGAGGGTGCCCTTCGGCGCAACCTCAAGCGCATGGCGAATGGTCCAAGGAGACTTAAATGAACGTGGTATCCCCCATTCCGCACAACCCAGACCCGTCAGTAAATGGCCAGCCTCTCGAAAGATTGTTTGATAATGGCGTAATAGGGGAATATGCCGGTTCGGATACGTTCGACGATACTAATAACGACGATTCTTTGTATCAGGCCACTATTCGTGCTATGATCGAAGATTCTATCAGCTACGAGGAAAGTACTCTTGCGCCGGCTCGTGAAGAAAATCTGCGGTTTTTCTACGGTGAGCTACCTGAGCAGGAAGGCGAAGGAAAATCTAGCGCTGTTAGCACTGATTTTCGGGATACTGTTATGGCTATCCTTCCTAGCCTCATGCGTATTTTTACTTCTACCGAGAATGTTGTGAATTGTTCGCCGAACTACAAGGGCCAGGAAGAAATGGCTCGACAGTGCACTGATTATTTGAATTACGTGCTGTGGGAAGATAATCCGGGGTTTTTGATTGTTCACGACTTGTGCAAAGACGCGCTGCGATGCAAGACGGGCGTAGCTAGATGGTGGACAGAGGATCAAGAGGAAGTAACCGAGCAGGAATTCCACGGCGTCAGTCAAGAACAGTTCCAATTTTTGGTCCACGAGAATCCGACCATAGAGGTATTGGATACCCAACCTAGCCAATTGTATCCCGGCACTCTAGATTCGCTTCGGGTGCGCTTCGTCAAGTCGAAACCGACGACTAGAATTATGTCAGTGCCGCTGGACGAATTTCGAATATCTCGGAAAGCTAAGGACGTGGAATGTGCGCCGCTGGTTGGGCACGACCAAGTGGTTAATGTATCCGAACTGGTCAAGCAAGGGTACGAACTAGAAGAGTTAGCTGATTATTTAAATTCTACTTCGCAATATTTTTCCATAGACCGTATATTTAGAAATAGTGGTGTGGATCAAGGAGATCTGACCGACGCTTGGGACGTTCGCTACGGTTGTTACTATATTCGGATCGACAAAGATGGTGATGGAATCGCCGAGCTACGCGAAATACACACCATTGGGGATAACCACGATATTTTGTACGACGAGGTGGTTCAATATCCAAACTTCGCGGTGTGGTGCCCAGACCCGGAACCCCACACTTTGGTTGGCGATACCCCCGCTGACCTTGTAAAAGATATCCAGACCATTAAGACCAACATGCTCCGGGGTTCTCTCGACTCTCTGGCCCAGTCCATTTGGCCTAGGACGGTGTTCAACCAGACCATTACAAACACTGATGACGTTCTTAACGATGAGATTGGCGCTCCGATTCGTACCACGGGTTCTCCGCAAGACGCGGTGATGTCCATTGCTCACCAATTCGTCGGGCAGCCAGTTTTCCAAATGTTCCAGATCATGGAGCAACTTCGCCAGTCTCGTACCGGCATTTCGGATGCGTCGAAGGGAGTCGATCCCCGCGCGTTGCAGTCTACCAACCAGACTGGCGTGGATGCTATTGTGCAGGGGGCACAAGAACGGATCGAACTATGTGCCCGTATCCTCGCCGAAACTGGGATGAAACAACTGTTCAAGGGGCTTCTACGCGAGATTGTTAACAACCCCAATCAGCAACGCACAGTTCAATTGCGGGGCAAATGGGTGGATGTGAACCCGTCCACTTTTGACCCCACAATGCGCATATCGGTTAACCCGACCTTAGGGAAGGGTTCCGATATGACGCGCTTGATGGTTCTCCAAGAAGTTAAGCAAACTCAGACCGCTATCATGTCTCAATTTGGCGTGGAGAATCCGCTATGTGGGGTACAGGAATTCCGCAATACCTTGACGGATATATTGGCTATTGCGAATGTGAAGAATGTCGGTCGGTACTATCGCGAGATCACCGAAGAACAAGTCAAAACTATTGCGAGCACGCCCAAAGAACCGGACGCGGCTACGTTGCTCGCGCAGTCCGAGATGGAAAAGAATCGCGTCAAGATGGCGACCGAAATCAGTAAGTCTAATTTCGCTGACCGGAAGCTCCGTATCGACGATGACTTCCGCCGTGACGACATGATCGTTAAGGGATTGCTCGACGCGGCCAAGATAGAGGCTCAGTTCGCTTTCGATGTTAATGAGGCGGAATTTGAGTCCCAAAATACACCGAATGAAGTGCCACAACCGGCACCACCACCTCTCCAAATTCCCGACGCAGCGCGACAATTCATGGGGCAACCTGATGC